CCTCCTGACCCTGACCTCAGAAGAAATTTCTGACTGGCTAGACAAAATGGAGACGGAGGCTAACAATATCCGAGCACAGGCCTTGAAAATGAGTTGGTACATGCGTGGTGGCAGCACTTATGAGGATGTGCTTAACATGAGCACAACTGAACGCAAGTTGATCAGTGAACTGATCAAAGAAAATCTTGAAACCACCAGCAAGTCCAAGCTGCCGTTCTTCTAATGTTAGATCTTGAAACTGTGACTCGTGACATTGAGCACTGGATAACCACTTTTGTAGAGGTTCCGCATCCGGCCTTGGGTGATTGGCCGCCCTGCCCCTATGCTCGCAGTGCCAGACTCAAACGCAGTTATGAAATTCAACTGGGCACTGACCCTGCACATGATCTACAACTTATTGCTGCACAGGGTTTGCCTGATCACAAAGAAGTCATGATATTTGTTTATGATCCTATGCAATGGCCAGCGGCTCAATTTGCCCAGGCTGTTGAGCAAGCCAATCAAAATTTTTTGCTGCGCCAGGATCTAATTGCGTTGCCAGATCATCCTGCTGACCCTGAAGTGGTCAATGAGGTTGTGATGAATCAAGGCACATGGGCATTGGCTTTGGTGCAAGCTCTCAGTGACCTCAATGTCAAAGCTCGAGCAGTGGGGCGACAGGGATTCTATCATGGCTGGCCTGAAACCTATCTACAGGCCTTGTTTCAACACCGTCGAGATCCCAGGCCATGACTTACCAATTTGCCAGAATTGATCTTGCCAAGACCAACTACACACCCACAGTGCAGTGGCAATACATCACTCACCTTGATCACAACACACTGGCTCAGTTAGATAACATCTACCGCACATACTGTATCTACAAACATTTTGCTAGTGTGATGCCCATGTTTCACAGTCGATATACAGATCCCATGGCCGATATCGTTGGTTACTACGACCATGATAGATTGGTAGCCTGGAGTCTGATACGACGTCTGGACGATCACAATGCACTGTGTGATCAGTTTGCATGGACCTATCACAGACCGCAAATGCGATTGGGCATAGAAACAATGAAAACCGAATGTGCCATATACAAACAGCGTGGTTTTAAATACCTGTATCTTGAACAGGCACATCTGTACAAAAGTGAAATTGACGGGTTCGAAATACTGGGACCCATGGAGTAAACATGGCAGACTTATACACAATTTGGGCCGACAAACAAGGCGACATTTCAGACCTTGACTGGGTCAACGGCATGAAATCATTTTTTGATCACTTGATTGCTGAAGGCAAGATGCTGGACTATAGAATCACCAGATGCAAAATGGGATTTCGTAGCATAGCAGACATGCCTGAATGGATGATCATCATGGAGTTTCGTGACATGGCACAGATGGATTCAGCATTCCGTCGTGTGGCTCCACTGGAAGGCGAACTTGAAGCCAAGCACCGGAGCTTCAATCAGTTTGTGTCGGGCAACATTCAACATGCCTTGTTTAGAGATTGGCCCGATACATTTGTATGAGCATGCGTGACATTGTGTTGATTGCCATCAAACAAGAGGCACCAGATCTCAGCTACATGATGAACCTGTTTTACACAGGAGTAGGCAAGGTCAATGCTGCAATGACCGCCGGTGAAGTAATTGCAAAATATCACCCGCGACGCATCGTTAACTTTGGCACAGCAGGTGGAATCACAGTGGGCACTGGCCTACATCAATGCACCAAATTTGTGCAAAGAGACATGAGTTGTGAAGGGCTTGGATGTCACCCAGGACAAACGCCATTTGAATCTGGCGTATCAATTGGCACACCAGGATTGATTTGCAGCACAGGCGATAACTTTGTTATGAATCCACAACTTCACATTCCAGCAGATGTTGTAGACATGGAAGCCTATGCCATAGCCAAAACATGTGAACGATATCATGTGGAATTTCTCTGTTTTAAATATGTCAGTGATCAAGCCAATCATGATGCCCACAATGATTGGCAACAACAAGTATCTCAAGGGCAATCACATTATATCAACAAACTCCGAGAGTTAAACTTACTTTAGAGACTTGCTACGCAAGTCTATTAACTTCGCTGTCGCTCGTTAATGGTTTATTTGAATCAAACGCGAAGCGTTTAAGATATCATCCAGATTAATCGGTCACACTTTGCCCGCTCAGGGCAAAGATTGACATCATCCGAGTAGCACAGTCACTAGTATTAGGGTGTTTAGCAGAGGCGGTTGTCCGGTACCTCCATCCCAGTCTTTATCACAACGGCGCTGACAATTCCAAATACTAGCTTGGGTTGTCAGGTGTACGATCACTCGTACGTCTTTGGGCCTTTAGAAATTCTGTTCAAACAATCAAACCGCGGCTGTTTGCGATCGTCGTCCTGTCAAGGATAGTGATTGAGTGCTCGCTAGCGCGGCGAGGCTTCCGTCCCCGTTATTATCCGGTTGTCTCTGGGCACATGAAATTGACCTGTGCGAGTCTTAACTGCTTAACCGATTGATTATGTGGCTGCCGTGAACGCGAACTTGAATGTGACCGTTGTAGTAGTCAGTGCTTTCAAGCACACGTCGGGAAAATTGTTCTCTGGCTTCAATGTAACTGCATTCTGATTTGCTTTTACAATAATATAATATTTCTCTGCAAAACTGATCTTTGCCTAACAGTTCTACGTCTTTCAACAGTTCTGGTGAGCTGCCATAGTAGTCTTGCCAATCTGAGTCTACTTTGCTGCGAACTTTGCGTTTTTTCTTGGTGCCGTTTTTGAGTTTGACTGTGCGTTGAGTGGTGCGAGAGAATTTGGCCAGTTTTTTGCCTATGTATTTGCGATCGTTGGTGACATTGGTTATGATATAGACAAAGCCCACGCAATCTTCTGGAAGAGTTTCCACTGGTTGATTGTTGAAAAGCCATGTCATCCATGTTAGTTATCTATTGTGCTGCCTATTTGTGAAATTATGCAATATCAATGTCTGTATTGTAGCTGGTGAATCCGTTTTCTTTAATAACTTTGAGAATATTTTCTACTCGACCAGCCAGTTCGTCTTTGTGACTCACAAGCCAGATGGATTTGTGACGTTCTCGACTCATTTTTTTCAACAGTGCCAAGCCGTTTTCCACACCCTGTGTGTCCAGACCATTGTCCATGAGTTCGTCAATGAACAGCAGATTGATGGGATGATACAAGCTTTCCCATACATCGCGGAATGCCCATGACATTGACAAGATCAGTCTAGTGCGTTCACCGCGTGATAGGTTATCAAAGTCCAGCTCACGACCCAGCTCTTCGATGCTGACAGTGAGGTCGTTTTGAAACTTCACTGTGTGTGGCAAACCAATGCGATCCAGATAGTGAGTCATCCTTTGATTGAGATAGCTCAAGTTCTGATCAATGATCTTCTTGCGCACAAAACTATCTTTGCTTGTAAGTAGCTTGAGCAAAAAGTCTTGATGCTCTTGCAGTCGTGTGAGCTCGTTTAGAGCGTCGTAAGTCACGACCTGCAGAGCCTGACCCTGCATGTCTGAGATCTGTTCACTGTAGGGATCTGCTTCGGCAGCTCTGGATTCCAAGCTCCGGCGCAGGCTTTCTAAGCTGTTGCGATGATTCAGCGCATCTTCCAGAGTGTCGTAAAACACATTGGGTGCCACTCCCAGCCGACCTAGTTCTTCTAACTCATTCTCATATTCAACAAGTTCGTTGCGTTTGTCTTGCCAAGCAGTGTTGGTTTCAGCAAGTTCTGTGAGCTTGTCTGTTTTGATTGTTTCGTGTTGGTTATCGTGAATGTCTTGGCCACAAGCATGGCAGCGATGCGAATTCAGCATAGCAAGTTCTTGCTCTAACCTAGTTCTGGCTTTTTCCAGTTTGCTAATTTCTGCAGAAACCAATCGATGATTTTTGTTGCAGTCGTCGATGGATTTTTTGAGTTGATGATAGGATTCAAGATCTCTGTGCGCCTGCACTTCGATGTCAATGTCGATGTGCTCAAGGTCAGCAATGGCCTGTGCATAGGTTTCACAATCTTCCTGTTGCTTTTTGAGCCACAGTGTCTGTCGTTTGCGCAAACTGTCAATCTGTTCTTCAATACGCTTGTTGGCTTCTTGCACCGCCCGGATACGCATTTCTTCTTGAGAGATAGCCTCTTTGGTTTCGCGATTCAGTTCTTTGATGCGATCTGCACGTTCTGACAGTTGTGTGATACCCAATAACTGTTCAATGATAGTGCGCTGCTCGTTGGCCTTGAGACTGAGAAAAGCTGGAGTGTATGTATTGAGGCCCACAATATGTTGAAACATGTCATGGCTCATGCCAATCACACGTTCTATGGCATCTTGAGTTTCGCGACTGTCGCCTTGTGCTTCATCTGTGGAAGTTTGTTCTTCTTGATTCACATAAAACTTCAACACATTGGGTTTGCGGCCACGTTCAATTCTGTATTGCCGCCCGCCGACTTCAAAGTCCAATCCAACCAGCATGGCTTTACCGTTGGTTTTGTTCACAAGATTGTCTTTGCGAATATTGCTCAGTGCTTGTCCAAACAAAGCATAACTGAGAGCATTGATAATCGTGGTCTTGCCAGTGCCATTGCGCGAGCCGTCGCCACCAAGATCCAAGTTTTCGCCTAGAACCAAGGTAAGGTCTTGACGATTGAAATCAATGCCTTGAGTGGCATTGCCTACACTCATGAAGTTTTTAACTGTGAGATTATGAATTTGAATCATAAGTTTTGATAGATCTTTAACAACAATCGATTGTCATAGAATTCTGAGTCTATGTTTGTGAGCTGATCAATCACAATCTGATCCACTGATTCAAACTTGACTTCGCCAGGAGCAAGATCTTCTTCTACACCAGCGGTTTTGTTGGGTATCAAGGCCATTTCTCTCAATGCATAATCTTTGACAAATGTTTCTTTGATAAAATTGGCCTCTTCGTATGAGATCTCAATGTCTAAATTAACTCTGACATGCATTCGGGGCTTAAGAAGCGACTGAGCGTTATCAATAAGGTTGGCAAGTCCGTAGACCCTGTAGGTCGGTTGATCAGGCCAAGCATGAAACTCAGGCGCTGATCCCCATTCCAATACAGTTAGGCCTCGTTGATCGTCACCAGCATCTGCATAATTGTGAGGGAACGCATTGCCGATGTAGGTAATATTGTTTTTGGTCTGACGTTTGTGAAAGTGCCCTGTGAATACGTGTTCAAATCCTTTGAGATCTTCTCTGCGAACCTCGCCGTGATCAGGCATCTCTACCATAGCATTCATGAGATAACCAGGCAACTCAAAGTGGCCAAACATATATTTGCCACTCATTTTTGCTAGACGCCGATGATCGTCGCCCACAAGCCAAGGAGCAATAACCACACCGTCGCGGTCAAACCAGTCATTGCAGATCTCCACACGGGGGAGGTGCCGGGCCCACTCCACGCTTTGTATGTCTCTCTTGTCTCGATAATACAGATCATGATTACCAGGAATAAAATAAACTTGTTCAAAGTTATCATTAAGATGCTCCAGCGCTCGGAGACTGTAGTTCAGTGTGACAATGTTCAGGCTGGCACGGTTGTTGTGCCAATCGCCTAGGAACATGCAAGTTTCGCAGCCCAGTTCACGGGCTCGGGCAGTGGCCCAGCGCACAAAAGCCAAACAGTCTTCGTTGTGAACTTGACTGTTTGACTTGAGTCCAAAATGTATGTCCGTGAATATTGCTGCCTTGCGAAATAGATTTGTCATCCTGCTAGTATACTACTCATCCAAACTAGATGCAACCGGACCGGACATGGCGGCCATGGAGTATTTGCCTGAATTTTGACGAGTCCACGAAGGATTGAGTCCGTTCATTTCCAAAATATCATCTCGGATGTTTTGCATTTTCTTTTCAATGTTGAGAATTCGAGTAAAGCTGTTTGTGATCGCCGCAGTGTAGTAAGCAAATGGAT